TATAAATATTACCGTTATGGCATACGACTCACAACTTCAAAGTAAAAGTACAAGAAATAGTAGAAGATTTAGGGATTTAGACCTAGACTTTGGTAGAAATGTTGTAACTAATGATGTTAATATAGTTGAAGATGTTATAGCTATTAAAAGAGCAGTTAAAAATTTAGTTCAAACTAATTTTTATGACAGACCTTTTCATCCAGAATTGGGTTGTGGTGTAAGAGAGTTATTATTTGAAAATTTTACACCTATGACCAGAATCTTTTTACAAAGAAAGATAGAAGAAGTATTAGAGAATTATGAACCTAGAATATCTTTACAAAATGTTGCTGTTGATGATGACCAAGATAACAATAGATTAGTTGTTGATATTTACTTTTATGTTATTGGTGTTCCAGGTCCACAAGTGGTATCAACATTTTTACAAAGGGTAAGATAATAAATGTCCAATAAATTAGTAGTTTCAGATTACGATTTTGACGCAATCAAATTAAACCTAAAATCCTTTTTACAAGGGCAATCACAGTTTCAGGATTATGATTTTGAGGGTAGTTCAATTTCAATTCTTTTAGATATTTTATCTTACAACACACACTATCTTGCCTATTTGGCAAATATGGCCACAAACGAAACATATTTAGATAGTGCTGACATAAGAAATAATATTGTATCATTAGCAAAGATGATTGGTTATACACCATCATCTCCAAGAGCGCCTATGGCCTCAATTGATATTACTTTAAATAATGCTAGTGGCGGTAGTATTACAATGGGAAAAGGTACGGTGTTTACAACAACGGTTGATGATACATCTTATCAATATGTAACCAATGTTGATACTACAATTACACCAGCAAGTGGTGTTTATAAATTTTCTAGTGTACCAATATATGAAGGTTCTTTAGTTACATTTAAATATACAGTTGATAGTACAGATGTTGACCAGAAATTTATTATACCAAGTGCAAATGCAGATACATCAACTTTATTAATTAAAGTTCAAAACAGTTCTTCTGATTCAACAACAGATACTTATTCATTAGCAGGTGGTTATAATAATGTAACAGCAGTATCAAAAGTTTATTTTATACAAGAAGGTCAAGATAGTAAATATGAAGTTTATTTTGGTGATGGTGTAAATGGTAAATCATTAGCAGATGGTAATATTGTAATTATGGAATATATTGTTACAAATAAAACATTATCCAATAGTGCAAGTTCATTTTCTTTATCAGGAACAATTGGTGGATTTTCAGATGTTACAATTGCAACTGTATCAAATTCACAAGGTGGTTCTGAGGGAGAACCAGATGAATCAGTTAGACACAATGCACCTTTACAATATGGTGCTCAAGATAGAGCAGTTACAACGACTGACTATGAAACTTTAGTACAATCAATTTATCCTAATGCTTTATCAGTAAGTGCTTGGGGTGGAGAAGATGATGAAACTCCAAGATATGGAATTGTTAAAATTGGTATCAAGGCAGCTTCAGGTTCAACTTTAACCGAAACAACTAAAGCAGATATAGTAAATAAATTAAAACCATATAATGTGGCTGCTGTTGCACCACAAATTGTGGACCCCGAAACAACTTCGGTATTATTAACTTCAGCTGTTAAATACGATTCTAAATCTACAGTAAAATCAGCTGATACTTTAAAATCGGAAATTACAACTGCTATAACAAATTACAATACAGATACTTTACAAAAATTTGACGCAATTTATCGTCACTCTAAATTAACAGGTATTATTGATGATACTGATACAAGTATTTTATCTAATATTACAACTATTAAAATCAGAAAAAATTTTACACCAACATTAGCGTCTTCAACAAAATATGATATTTATTTTAGAAATGCATTATTTAATCCTCATTCAGGACATATGGTGAGTACAGGCGGTATATTAAGTTCAACAGGTTTCAAAGTAACAGGTAGTGATTATGAAATGTTTTTTGATGATGATGGTGCTGGTAATGTTAGAAGATATTATCTAGCTTCAGGTATTAGAACATATGCAAATGAAACACAAGGCACAATTGATTATTCTACAGGACAAATTACATTAAATTCTTTAGATGTGGCTTCAGTATCAAATATTAGAGGCGCTACATCAATTGTAATAGAATTGACGGTCACACCAAGTTCAAATGATGTTGTACCAGTTAGAGACCAAATTGTGGAAATAGATATTGCTAATTCAACAATTGCAGCTGTAGCTGATACTTTTGTAGGAGGTTCTGCTGACGCTGGTGTGGGTTACACAACAACATCAAGTTATTAATGTCCAATGGCCAAGTTTAATGATAAAATTTCAACAATACTTAACAGCCAACTTCCAGAGTTTGTTGTTGCTGACCACCCTAAATTTGCCGAATTTCTAAAGGTATATTTTCAATTATTAGAATCAGCAGAGTTATCTGTAACCACAATTCAAGGTACAGATGGATTAACTTTAGAATCTGAAACCAATCAAACAAATAATTTAGTTTTAAATGCTAGTAGGAAAGATACAGCAGCTACATCACTAGACGCTGATGATAAAATACTATTAGAAAGTACCACTTATGGTAAATTTACCAGAGGTGAAATAATTACAGGCCAAACTTCTAAAGCTACTGCTACCGTAATAGTTGAGGATTTAGATAATGATAGATTAATTATTTCAGCACAAAATAAATTTTTAGATGATGAAATTGTTGTAGGCCAAACTTCTAATGGTAATGCTGTAATTACTAATTACAAACCTAATCCTGTAAATAATATAGTTGACTTGGTTAATTTTAGGGACCCCGATAATGTTATTAGTCATTTCTTAACTCATATGAGAGATGAGTTTTTAGAAACTCTTCCAGAAAATTTAGCAACTAGTGTAGATAAAAGAAAATTAATAAAAAATATTAGGTCTATGTACCGAGCAAAAGGTACTGTAAGAGGCCATGAAATGTTTTTTAGAATATTGTTTGGTGAATCATCCGAAACAATTTATCCTAGAGAACAAATGCTTAAAGCATCCGATGGACAATTTGATACATTAAAAGTTTTAAGGGTTATTGGTACAAGTGGTGAAGTTACAAGTTTAATAGGTAGAACAATTACAGGACAATCCTCAGACGCTACAGCAATTATTGAATACATATCTACATTTCAAATTGGTGTTGATACAGTAAATGAAATAATTTTAAATAATGAATCTATCAACGGTACATTTACAGTTGGTGAAGAAATTAGAGGTACATCATCCGATACAGATGATTATTTTGTTAAGGCAAATATTACAGGTATTCCTGGTACAAAAAATATTACAAATGATGGTTCTTTAAATTCAACAAGTGATGGAATAACTTTAACAGCTGGTGGTACAGGTGCATTATTTCAAGTTGAAGAAATAGGACCTGGTAAAATTACAGACATTGTAATTGATAATGCAGGAACAGGTTATACAATTGGTGATAACTTGGATTTTGTTGATACAGGCACTAATGGTAAAAATGCGGCCGGTTTTGTTAAAATAGTAAATGGAGGAATTTCAGGAGATTCTGGTACAACAGGTATGTCCACAGGTGATAGAATTGTTTTAGAAGATGAAACTACTAGTGGAGACCAATACGAAGGAAAAGTAATTGTTCAAGAAAGTGGTACAGGCGTAGAAGAAATAACAGATTTATTTATTTACAATGGTGGTAATGCGTACACATCTTTACCTACTGTAACAGTAACAACTTCAACAGGTTCAAACGCAACAGTTAAAGCATATGGTGATGATGTTGGTAAAATTGTAAAAATAAAAACAGTTGAATTGGGTAGAAGTTATGAAAATGCTCCAACTCCACCAGTTTTAGGTTTTTATAATAATCCAATTGTAACTAATGTATCAGGAACATTTTTATATAATGATTCAGTAACAAGTTCATCTGGAGGTTCAGGAACAATTGTAAGTCTTGACTCAGATAGAGGTCTATTAAAAATAAAAGATATAACAGGAACATTTGCTGTTGATGATACATTAACATCAGCAACATCTGGTACTTCTATAATTAAAAAAATAGATATACCTGTTACTACAGTTAATGTAGTTTCAGTTTCAGATACGGATGGAAAATTTATTAGTGAGAGAGGTAAACTTTCTGAAACTACAATGAAGATACAAGATAGTTTATACTATCAAGATTTTTCTTATGTGTTGAAAGTTAGTCGTTCAATTGCAGATTGGCGGGACGCATTTAAAAAAACAATGCATACAGCAGGTTTTTATTTTACAGGCCAAGTTGATATTGAATCAAAATTAACTGTTACAGCGTCTGGTCCAGTTCAAGGTATCCAATCAGGTAGAGAAGAGGTTCCATTCTTACAAATTGTTAATACTTTATTCTTAACAGTATTTGGTAGAAGATTAGGAACAGTAGATGACGGTACATCTTTAAGAGCAACAGCAAAAGAAAAAGGTTCTGTAGATGTTGGTGACGATTATAGGGACCCATTCCCAGCAAATACTAGAGATGTTACTTTAACAAGAGAAGGTTTAATAATTGATTATTTAAGTAGAAGAAGAAATAATTTTGTAGATGATTCAGGTATTACCCATGATGTAAGAAGTGGTTATGCTTATGCAGGACCAAGAACAGGTACATTAAACAGATTTCACAATTCAGTTTATGGAATATCATCATCCAATTCATATGCAAATACATTCCAAAATTTAAATTCTATAAGATATACAGGAACAAAAACAGATTTAGATGGTCAAACATTAATGCTTTTTTCATTTACTGATAATGGTAAACAAATTAAGACAAATTATGCATTTCCAAGTCAGTTCGCTGTAAGTGCTCATTTGTTTAGTAACACATTAACTAGATTTGATTCAGATATTGTAAGTTTTGATGATGATACACCATAAAAACATTATAAATAGTGTTAGAAGAATAGGAAATTAAAAAAACTCATGGCAAAAGTCTTAATTAATAGAGGTTCGGTACCAAATGACGGAACAGGTGATAATCTCCGTGCAGGTGCTAATAAAGTCAATTTAAACTTTGATGAAATATACACAGCTATAGGTGACGGTACTACCTTATCTGCCAATATCAAAGTAAAAGACGATACTTCTACTTTAGCGACAATAAATGCTAAAGGAGATGTTCTAGGTATTCTTGGTGGTACAGGTATTACTTCAACAGTAAGTGGTACAGATGTTATTTTGGCTGTTGACGCC